CGGAGGAATCCGAGAACGCCACGGAATACCAGACGCGGAGGTCCGAGGATGTCACGGACTTTGAAACGGATAAAACCGGGGATGCCGACAAATTCGAAACGGAGGAATCCGAGAACGCCACGGAATACCAGACGCGGAGGTCCGAGGATGTCACGGACTTTGCGACGACACAGTCAAGCGACGTTAGCTCATTCATGATTAAAAAAACCGATGACTCCAACTGGTTCACCAGGAAGGCGGCCAACACCCTCTTGGCCATCGCCGCCGCCATCATCCGGATTGAAGCGCTCCGCCGTTCAAGCAGAAGCAAAAGCAAATAATCCCAACGAAACATAAAGACCATGATCCAAGACCAAATCGAACGCATCCTAACCCCGCAGGAGGGCGAGGAGCCTATTCATGACGATGGGGTTTCTCGCGTAATGCCCTTTCCGACCTCCTATGAACTCACCCGCGACCAAGAAGAGGAGTTGGTGAATCACGCCATGACCCGCTTGGAGCAGTTGGAGAAGGAAACCGGGCGCGACGTGTGCTCTGGCGAGTGGTGGGGGCAGGACGCGCAGGGCGTGGACACCCAAGACTTCGAGGGCAAGGGCAGCCGCCAGCAAACATGGATGGGCAAACGCCACCTCTACGACCTCACCTATAAGAACGAGGTCGGTTGGAGAAGCTACCTGCTGGGAGGGATCTTCGCGGAATCAAATCTTGTCGTGCCGGCCGCGCGGCGGATCTGTCGGCAAATGATCGCGCGCGCCGTGAATTACTTCTTCGGCACCGATCCGTGGTTCGCCACTTACCCGGTCGGCGCGCTCGACCGCGACCGCGCCGACAAGGCCGATCGTTACATCCGCTGGAAGATGGATCAGGCGAAGCTCAAGCGCAGCCAAGAGCAAGGCATCGAGCGGGCGTTCATCATTGGCGAGGCGGTGATGAAAACCTCATGGGCGAACCGGGCGCAGATTTACAAGACCCGCGCCGCCGTGCTGGTGGATGAAATGGGCGCGGACATCCTTGGTGCCGATGGGGATTACATCCTTGAGGATGATCCGTGGATTGCCGAGGCCGCCCCTGACCCAGCCACTGGTGAAATGATTCCTTCCGGAATGATCGTTCTCAAGCGCGACGGCGTGACGCCGCAACCGCCGACGATGCAGTTTGTTCAAAAACTCATCACCCGCCGCATCACCCACTACAAAGGACCGGAGGCGAAGGTGGTCAATTTCATGGACTTCCTCTGTCCGCTCGAAGCGGAGAGTCTCCAGCAGGCGGATTGCGTGGTTCACCTCTACGACCGCCCGCTGATGGACCTGGCCGATGAATGGAAGAAATCCATCGAAGCAGGCGCGAGCGCGGAGGAAAAGGCCGACGCCACCCGCAAGGCGGTTGACCTGCTCCGTACGCTGGCCGCCTCATCGTCGCAATCGAAGAGCAACCAGAATTCCGGGAACGTGGACAGCGCCACCGAATACGGGCGCGCCGACGAGCAGTCACAACCGATCGTCGAGATTGCCGAGTTCCACCTTCGCTACGATTGCGACGGTGACGGCATCTTGGAGGATGTCATGCTTTTGGTGGACCGCCGCAGCCGCGCGCCGATCTTCTACGACTACGAGGCGAACATCACCGCCGATGGACTCCGCCCGTTCGTGGTGATCCGCGTGAATGAAGTCCCTGGGCGCTGGTATGGCATTGGCGCGATGGAGATGTTCAGCACCTCGCAGCGGATTGTTGACCTCCTTGTGAACCGCTGGAATTTCAGCAACTCGAAGTCCGCCCGCGTGGATTTCTGGAATCCGCACAACACGATTGAAGGGCGGGCGAACCAGAACCTTGAATTGAACTGGGGCGGCACCTACACCCCGGCGCCGGGAAAAACCGCCAAGGATTGCCTTGAGAGCGTCTATCTGGAAAACCAGACAGGCGATCAGGTGCGAGAGTTGTCCGAGTTCTTCATGCAGCTCATGACCAACGAAAGCGGCGTGTCGAATTCCAATGACGCGGAACTTGCAGGCTTGGAGTCGGGGAAACTCGCCACTGGCATCAGAAACATCGAGAAGTCCGGCCAAGAGTTGTTCTCCCTCCACCTCGGACACTTGGAGCCCGGCGTGAGCGAAACCCTTGGGAAAATGGTCAAGCTGATGATGAGTCGCCTAGACCCCACGGAAACCCACCGCTATTTCGAGGATGGCGAAGGCGGCGAAGGCGCGGGAGAATTCCGCGAGATCAACGCGGGGGACATTTCAAACATCGAGCTGGATACTCGGATTCTGCTCACCCGTTATCGCGGGGAACAAATCCTTGAGAGCAGCATCCGCGCTTGGGAGATCGTTGAGAAGTATTACGCCCAACCGTCCATCGACGTGCAGATGCGCACGCAGAACATGGCGATTGATATTCTCAAGGCACTCCAGATCCCGAACGCCGACCGCGTGATTGAACCGCTGCCATTGCAGGCCATGCCGACCGCCCCCGTCGCGCCCGGTGCTGCCGCCGCCGTTGCTCCGAAACCCCGTCAATCCACCCCGAACCTATGAGAGACGACCAGAAAACCGAAATGATGCGTGCCGCGAACTCCATGGTTGCGGATATCGAATTCCTTGCCACCCGCGAGGAGTTCGTCCGATTCATGGATTCCTTCAAATCCCGAGCCGATGGATTGGCAGAAGAAATCCTTCACGCCGACATGACGGCGGAAGAGCGCGAAGCCAAGCGGCAGTTCCGCATGGGAATCATGGAAGTCTTGCGCTGGCCATCAGACACCAAGCGGTCTTGCATGAGGCTCTTGAATCAGAGCTAGAGCTTGGCCCCGTTGCCAGCGTCCCACACGGCGACGGCGGGGGAGTCCTTGGCATAAGGCCACCACACCTGCGGCTCGTGGATGAAATCGGTTCCAGTCTCCTCGGTTGTTGATGGGTCGGTAGCAAAATAGACTTGGCAAGTCGCATCGCCGCTTTCGAGCCGCAGAATGTATTGGCAGATAGGTGCCGCGTATGCGCTCCAATCGTAGCCGTAGCCGTCGTCATAGATATTGGTCCCCCCGAAATATGGCACCGGGTAGTAATCGGCCCAAGACATTTCAATCTCCAGATAGAACTTGTTAGTTGCAGCGAAAAGCCCATCCGCCGGATCGAGTTTGACGACCGCCACTCTATCCCCGCGCTGCACTTTCGCGAAGACTCCAAAGCCAATGTTAGGCGTCCCCCACCATTGCGAATTGCCAGACTGGGTGCCATTAACGTCATCCTGCTCGAAGGAGAAAGCATCGACATGATCTGGATCATTCCACGCGGCGCGCCAGATGCCAAACTCACTGGTCGCGATGTCGCTGTAATAGCCGCCGATACCGGAGGGGTATGTCGCTCCGTTGTAATCGTCGCCGCCGAGCTTGCAATAACCGCGCTGCTGATAGGTTGACGCGCTTACATCAAGCCGCCGGTTTGTTGGTGCGGCGGTAGGGGCACTAATCGACACCAGCGATCCTGAAACTTTCCACGACGCGCTGCCGCCCGAAAACCAAGCATCTTTGACCCGGTAAAAAATCTCCGCGATCTGGTCCCACGTCACCTCCATCGGGAATGCCGTGCCGGGGCCACACTCCACGCTGCCGTCCGCCGGATCGGTTCCGCCTGTCAGCCAGCCATTTACGAAGGCAAATCTCAGGTCGTTGGTGTAAATTCCTGCACTCATGGCGATGGGACTGGCGGCGCGTAACTGTTGCGGCTGTTAGTCTGAAACGGCATCAAGGCAAACTCGCCGTTGGCGACGATCAGCAGCTCGTAGCTGCAAATCTCGTCACGGCGGCACTGGGTGATATCAGGAGGGACGTCGCCGCTCGTCGCCGTGACTTCCGCGAGCACGGTGTATTCCTCCTCGTCCGTGCTGGGTGGGACGGTCGCGTGAAACTCGATGACGGGCGGATAGTCGGAATCGTATGCTCGACTCGCGTTGTCCCTTGTGACTTTGAGCGTGACAAACCCGCCGCCTTTCGTTGTCGCGGTATGACCGCCTAGCGGCACTTCAACGACATCCGCCACAACGACCCGTGTTCCCTGGATGACGGCGACGCCTCCCCGTGCGCTGAATTCCGGCACCCCGTCAGTCTCGCCGCTTTGCGTCACCTTCCACATGTGATCAACCGAGGACTTCAACGTCACCCGCCCAAGGATGCTCCCTAGCACGCGGATTTGATCCCCCCATCCTTCGATGCCAGTTGGCACCACGACGATTTCCGTCCCCACGCCCCGCAGCCTGGATTGCACGCCGTCTAAGTCGCGGAGCAGTCCGGAGACTTTCGATTCCAAGCGGGCGATGTCGGATCGTGAGTGGTCCATAACGCAAAAAAAGTGCATTTGCATAAAAATTGCAATTACATTCTTGACGAAACGTAAAGACTGAGGCCAATCGTTTCCATGTCAGACACAGATCAGGCGCAAGCCGACTTGCCGGAAGACGACTCAACGGTCCTCGATCCATTGGATACGAGGAACTCCCTAGACAATGGGACCAGCGAACTCGCCAGTTACGAACAGGAGATTTACTCTCTTGAACTCAACGCAGCGCAAACCGAGCAAGGCGATACGCCTGCTGAGGAAACTGCCGCAGAGGAAGAAACCAGCGAAACGCACGAAGAATCTTCCGGGCAGGAAGACGAAGCCGAAGAAGAACCAGCAAACGCATCCAACCGTTTCCGCATCCGTGCGATGGACGACGTTGAAGCGGAAGCTCTCGCTCTAAGGAAACGTCATCCTGATTGGTCGCTTGAGAAATGCTTGGTTTCAGCCAAGAGCGTTCTCGGCATCCAAGAACAAACAACCGCCACGGAGAGCCAAGATCACACGCAGGCCGAAACCAGCACGTCGATCACTCAGCAAATCAAGGAACTACGGGTAAAGCTCAAGGAAGCCACTGGCGCGCTTGAATTTGAAACCGCAGCGGAAATTTCCGACCAGATTGAGGAGTTGCGCGACAGGCAGGTGGACAGCCGCATCGCCGAAGTGCAGGAGCAATCCCGCGCCGAAGTGGCTAGATCACAAGAATTCGACGCCAAGTGGGAGGAGGGCAAGCGCCAAGCCGTTGCTTTTTATCCTGACACTGACAAGCCGGATTCCGATATCAGCCAGCGCATGATCGAGATCAATGATTGGATGCAACAAAACGGCGATCCGATTTTCCACTCTCCAGACAAGTTGTTCACCCTTGCCAAGATGGCCGCCGCAGAACTCGGAATCCCGATGAAGCGCCCCGTCAGCAAGGGAGCCCCAAGACCTTCCAAGAGTCCCGTCCAACCCGCAAGCGGCAACGCTCGCACAGCCCCCACTAACCCTACCAAACGGGCTAATGAGGAGTTGGAAGGCATTAACTCTTTGGATGCTTTTGAAGCACTCATCGGAGCAATGTAGTTTCGGTCTCTCGTTTTCCCATCGGTAGTTAGATGCGGGGTTTCTCCTGTTCCGGCAACGGAACGTCTCCTGAAACCAACCAACTAAACCACTACCATGGCCATCGACATCACACCAGCCACGACTGGAACCAACCTGCTCAGTCAGGACGCCGCCTCCCTCCGCCAGAAATGGCACAAGGGCGCTCTACTCGCCGAAGAAGAGGAAGATTTCTTCCAACAATTCGAGGGCAACGAACGTGCTCCCATCTGGGTGCAGAAAGACCTCTCCAAAGGAGACGGTGCCAAAATGACCTTCACCACCACCTCCGGTTACTACGGAGAGGGCCAATACGGCGAAGGTCTCTTTGAAGGCCCGGACGACTACGAGAAGGACGACATCGACTCTTTCGAGCTGAACGTGGATTACATCCGTAATGCCGCTTCCCGCTCCAAGCGCGCCGACGAGATCATGGGCCTCATGGACGAACTCAAGTCCATGGTTCCTGTCAAACTTGGCAAATGGCTTGGCCGCACCAAGCGCGACAACATCATGGGCCTTTGCACCCTGACCTTGCCGCAAGCCAACCGCATCTATGCTGGCGGCAAAACCCTCGCAACTCTCGGTTCTGCCGACGTGTTGAGCTGGGATGATGTCGTCATCACCGGTGCCGCCATGAAACCCCTCGGCGGCCTTCCAGCCAACGTGGCGGCGAACGGCACTAATCCGATCTGGTCGCAGAACTTCATCCCTTCCGAAACGGCGGCACTCAGCCTCCGCCTCGACCCGGATTACAAGACTGTGCTCGGTTCCGGCGACGTGCGCGGACGTGGCAACACCCTGTTCAAAGGCGGTTATCCTGCCATTGACGGTCACACCATCATCCCTCACAACGCGCTCAACCACGCTGGCAAAGGCGCTGTTGGTTCGTTCCTCGCTCCCGAAGCCTACCTCGGCCTCGCCATCGCTGGTTACGCCGACACGGCCCGCACGCTCTCGGGCGGTGGCTCTGACAACGCCGACGACGCATTGACCGGAACTGGCAAGCCTCTCTGGTTCAAGTATTTCGGCGGCTACGACTTCAAGTTCGTGGACACCGGCGTGCTCGACGTGAGCGCCTCCGCCATCGGCGACGTTGCCGGCCCGTATTACGCGATCATCTACAACACCAGCGGCACAAACGCTGGCAAGTGGGGATTCGTGAAATACACCACTGGCAACGACGGCAACAGCATTGATGTCACCGAGTTCCTCACCGGCCAAGCCGACGGAACTTACCGCAAGGGCACCGTTGGTTCGGTCACTTGGAACGCGGCCATCAACACCGAAGTGTGGGCGTCCGGCGCGCTCATCATCCCTGCCAACATCAAGGGTGTTCCAATCGGTCAAACCATCGCAATGGGACGTGCCGGCATCGTTCGTGGCTACGGCTCCGAACGCGCCAAGCGCGACATCGAGATGGACAACGGCAACTTCATCAAGCGGGTGTTCATCATGAGCATCTTCGGCCAGGCGCTCCGCAAGGACCGCAAGGGCCGCGTGCCTGCTGTCGCCTTGCTGACCCACGCCCTCAACCGCCCCGGCATCAACCTGCCGACGATCGCCTGACCCAACTTGGAGGGGGCGGAGCAATTCGCCCCCTCCTTTTCCCTTTTCTCTACCATGAAAGCCGTTTTCCGCGTTTCCAACCGCCTCCGCGCTGGTGCTCCAATCCCTCGGGATTTCCTGCCGATTCCCGGAATCGAGCATCTTGGGCTTTGCTTCCAACAGAAGATCATCACCGATCCTGCGGAGTTCAACGCCACTCTTGAAACGATCAACGACCCGCGCTTCCCGCGCCGTGGCGCTGTGATCTCTCCCTACATTCTCACTCCTGCCGACGAGGCGAAGATGACCGCGAAGCCGGTTGTCATCGCGCCGGTTGTCGAGGTTTCCGAACCGGAACCGGAACCGGAACCCGTCGATGAACCCGTTTCCGAATCCCCTCTCCGCATGGAAGGCAAAGCCATCTTTCTCGGGACTGACCGCGTAGCCGGTCTTTTCGGCGAAGGAGACAAACAACATCTGCGTGTCGCAGCCGAACACGCCGATCTCCGCCCGGAGATTGAAGCATGGCTGAAATCTCAACCCACCATCTAAACCACCATGTCCGCACTATCAGACGCCCTCGAAACCTCGTTGCTGAACCATCTGCTCCGAGCCACCGCATACACTCCCGCAACCGCGCTCCACTTTGGCCTCTTCCTCTCCGACCCCGGCGAAAGCGGGGTGTCCGGCGAGGTTTCAGGCGGAAGCTATGCCCGCGTAGCCGTTACCAATAATTCGACCAGCTTCGGACTTGCTTCTAACCTTGCAGGAAAAAGCAACGCCATCGACATCGTGTTCCCGGAAGCCACCGCCGCTTGGGGAACCCCGAAGTTTTGGGCTGTTTATGAAACCCCAACATCGTTCACTGGCACTACCACCAGCGGAAACGCTACCATCGCGTCCGTTGCCGACACTAGCGCAATCAAAGTGGGCATGGCGCTTTCTGGAACCGGAATCGCAGCGGGCGCTACCGTGGTTTCGATCGTGCTAAATACATCCGTGACCATGAGCTTGGTCGCTACCGCCTCGGGCACCGTATCCATCGCTGGGGAGCAGATGCTCGTACACGGAGCTCTCTTGTCTCCGCGCTATGTTGCGACTGGCGACACCCCGAAAATCGCGGCTGGCGCGATGAACATCAATTTCGGTTCCTTGACGGGAATCGGCCTGACCGACTACGCAAAATCCAAGTTGCTCGATCTGGTGTTCGGCGCTTACGCCTTCACCCCTCCCACAACGGTTTATGCGGCAGTTGCTACCGGACTGACTACTGCTGGTTTTACCGAGTGGACAGATTCCAGCTACACCCGCCAAGCAGTCACGTTTGGTGCTCCAAGCGGAGGGGTTTCTTCCAACTCTGGAGTAATCACGATGAGCGGGGCGGTGGTTTCCTCCATAGGCCCGCTTACCCAATTCCAGCTTCTTGATAGCGCCACCGTAGGAAACGCCCTTTTGAGCGGCCCGCTATCTTCCGCACGAACCATTCCGGTTGGTGACAGTTGCAAATTCGCCATCGGTTCAATCAGCTGCACGCTTCAATAAATGACTCTTGTTGGGACATGTGCTGATGCTTCTGGGACAATCTCGAATGCCACCGCGTATTCGGGGTTGTCCACGGGCATGAAAATCGCTCCGTGTGTGGTGTTCCCATCAGGAGCGACGGTAACAGACATTGCGACTGATGGATTGAGTTTTACGGTTTCTCCAGCTTCCTCCGAGGAGGCATACAAATACACGTTTACGCTTTACGAACCCAAAGTGGGAGGGGCAGCAATCGTGTATGTTGAGGCGATAGCGGTTTCTTCCGCCGTGGCAGGGATTCTGATTTCTGGCGCGGCCGTGATGTTGGAATCGTCGTTTTTAGATGGAGTCAAAGCCACGGCGACAACGAGCGGCGGAAGCTCCCCGTTTGCTTTCCACTGCAGAAACACCGCAGCGGCATCGGCGACAACCAATTGGGGAAGCCGTGTTGGTCTCGGTTTTATTAGCCTTGAAGCCGTATCCGCGAAGTCTTTCTTGTCAGGCGGAAACGTGCCGTTTGCTTTCCACTGCATCAACACCGCAGCGGCCACGGCGACAACGAGCGGCCACAGCTCTCCGTTTGCTTTCCACTGCATCAACACCGCAGCGGCCACGGCAATAGCGGGCGGCCTCTTTGTATTCTTTCGAGCGACTGCTTCAACTTCAGCCACGGCATCGGCTCCAATCAAGGTAACGAGAGCTCGATTCATTGACACAGAACCAACGACATCCTCTCGCGCCATTGCCGTAATTAGCGGCTTCAATAGTTACGTTTAAGCCATGACTATCACTACCGCCATCGCAGTTGTATCAGGTTTTAACGCCGCGCTCCAAGCGGAGGCGTTACAGTCGGCTACCGCCATCGCAGTTGTATCAGGTTTTAACGCCGCGCTCCAAGCGGAGGCGTTACAGTCGGCTACCGCCATCGCCGACATCACCGGCGCTAGCGACATCCGCACGCGCTCGGTGTGCAGCCTCATCCAAGAGTCTCTTTCGTTGTGGGGATTCCTCTGCGCGAAAACCGCGCCGGACTTCGCCAAGGCCCGCGCGCTCACCGACCTCAACACCGCGCTGCAACTTGTTTGGAGCAATGCCGACGGCAACGACTACTGGACGAACGAGACGCTGACAATCACTCTGGCAGATACCGAGGATTCCTATGACCTGCCGGACTCTATCCAAAACGTCAAAGGCCCGTGCCGCCGCAACGACACCAAGCAGCCGCTCGCGGCGATTGGCTCCATCAGCGAGTTTGAATCATTCGTGGACCTCTACCTGGACGGCGACGCCGCTTCGGGTCCAGTGGCGTATCACATCGAAACCATGGCGCAGGTAGGAGAAGATCCGGCGAAAACCGTTTTCCGGATCACCCCGGCAGTTTCCGGGACAAGCGTAGCATTCCTGCTCGACGTGGTGAAAGAAGCCCCCCGCTACACGACATCGGATCTCGTCTCCTGCCCAGCGGTCCCAATCCCTCACCGCTACGCGGAAACCCTCCTCATCCCGATCATCCGCTACCACGCCTCGTCCTACTATCTGTTTGAGGCACTTGACCCCAAGCAGAAGGAAACCATCGACCGCGAATACCAGCAAGCCCGCCAGCAGCTCGGGCTTGGCGATCCAAACCCGGTAAAGGAATCCCCATCCTCCAGTAAAGAAGCATGAACGCATTCGCCTTCGCCAACCGACTTTGCCGAGACCTCAATGCTGAGAGTTTCGCGGACGTGTCTTCAAGAGAGCGGCAGGAAATCCTGGACGCCATCAATGGCGGCATCCAGCGCCTCGACGCCCTCGCCTCGCATGAGTCCCGCACCACCACCGTCGGCTTCTCGCTTGCCGCGCCCGCCACGGTATCCATCGGCGTGACGACTGGCAGCACCGGGACGACTGGCGACGCGTTCACCGACGATCAACTTTACCGGACCATCCGCGTTGACGGCGACGGCATCGACAACCAGGTCATCGCGGCTGGCGAACTCCTTCACCCGTATTCCGGCGCCACCGGCACCGTTTCAGCGATCATTTACAGCGACGCCATGACGGTTCCAGAACCTTATGACGAGGTTGTCGGAAACATCCGGATCTTGGAAACTTTGCGCGAGATTGAAAACCGCGCCGTGGGGCAGTCATCCCGCAGAACTGGCGAACCTCGGTCATTCATTGTTGAGCCAAACGCCCGCAACCAAACGCCTCCGGTTCCTGCCGTGATCCGTTTGGATTCCTTGCCCAGCAAAGCCTATCGGCTCGAAGCAAAATTCACCCTCGCTCCTTCGCGTGTGGCATTTGCGGACCTGCTCACCGCTGGGAACAACCTGCCAATCCGCACGGAATACATCGAAATTTACCTGCTTCCCATTTGTCGCGGCCTGCTGGCCACCTCGGAAATGTGGAAGAATGCGGACACCCGCAGCATCGTCATGAAGAACGCGGAAAAGGCGGAGTCGGACTTCGCTACCCGCGTCCCTCGCACCCTTGCTACTCCGCGCAACCTTTGCAGAGCCAAACCCGGATTCTGATTTATGGAAAACATCATCCCCATCGCCGATCTTCCAGCGTTCATCGCAAACGCCGTCGCCAACATCTCCAAAGGCGTGGCACTTGCGCGTGAGCAAGGCATTATGGCTGAACTTCCAAAAGAAGTCGGCTTCGAGGTGACGCTGGTTCAAACGTGGCAGTCATCCGACCTCGTGTTGGTTTCTACCGAAGTGAACAGCGGAATCGACGGGACCACGGTCACGGAGGAGCGGAATTCGGACGACACGAGCACGTCCACCGACACGAACACCTCGTCGGATACGAGCAACGGCACGGACACAAGCACGTCCACGGATTTCAGCACGTCCACCGACGAAAACGATTCCACCGACAACAGCAAAACAACGGATTTCAGCACGTCGAGCGACACGAACGATTCTACCGACAACAATAAAACAACGGACTTCAACACGTCGAGCGACACCAACGACTCTACTGATAACAACAAAACAACGGATTTCAGCACGTCGAGCGACACCAACGACTCTACTGACAACAACAAAACAACGGAAAGGGGTGACGTTACCGACAT